GGATTTGGAAAATTTAAGTCAGGTTTGTCCAATATGCTTTCTAACGCTGTTAATGATGCGGTTAAGAATGAAACTCAGCACTTGCAAGGGCAATTCGCTACACAATTAGCGAAAGAAATCAAGAATGCTGACCTTGCTTTTGACAGAAAGAAAGAAGAATTAACTAATCAATTCACAGATGAAGTGAATGCCATCAAAGCCAAAGCAGAGGAAAACAAACGTGCTCTATCTGAAGAAATCAACAGAAGGTTTCAAGATTTCAGCCCAGCTGGATTTGAAGAAATCAAACGTAATTCAGAAGAAGCCTTGAAACAAGCTGGCACAAGCTCTGATTTAGCAGAGCAAGTGAAAGGATTAGTAGATACAACAAGACAAAATCTTGATACTTTCAAAAGCCAAGTATACAACAATTTCGTAACTGATAATCAATTAAGAAGCGACTTATCGACTGTTCAAACCGAATTGAAGAAGTATGTCAAAGAGGAAACAGACGAGAAGACAAGCGCTATCCGTGAAACAATCACAAATGGATTCGTGGCAAAGAGTACCTACCTTGAAAATGTTGAAGGCATTAACCAACGCTTTGAAACCATCAAACGAGATAACGAGGCAAAACTAGCCGATTACAAGCAAGGTATTGACGGACGATTCGCTAATATCGCTAGTCAAATGGCGGGCAAGGTCAATCAAATAGACTTTCAGCGTGTGAGAGAAACAAGTCAGTTATACGAGCGAATTTTAGGTGGTGCAGAAAACGACGTATCAAACAACGTTTCACGATTGGTTATGAGTAATCAAGTATTTCAGACTGAAGTCGGGAAATACGTCACAGACGATAACAACTTGATTGTTAATTCATTGGCAATGGACAAAAATACGCTCATTGGAAACAACAATCCTAAAGCAACCGTATCTGTTAATGACGGCATTTTCACAATCAAGGCGCAGGGTCTTACTGGTTATAATTGGTCTGGGTTTACATTGCCTATTTATGTCAAAAAAATATATAAAGATGAAACCTACACACTCGGTTTTAAATACCGTATCAAGGAATATCCAGATAGTACGTTTGCGTTTAACGTCAAAAATCACGGTTTAAATAAAACCTTGCTTTCTTCTGATATCGGCAAGGATAGGCCAGCACTTAACAAGTGGCAAGAGTTTCAAAAAACTTTTACCGTCCAAGAAGATTTTGATTTTGGTAACGATGGTAACTATCCATTTTATATCTTCTTGGCTAAGAATGGCTGGATTGAGTTCAAAGAACCTATTTTGGTTCGTGGTTCAAAAACTGGGCCATACAAGCCAAGCCAGTTTGATGATGCTTACAAGATGACTGAAGCAACACGGACACAAGTCACTCAGCTTGCTGGATCATACGCTATCAAGAATTTGAATAGCGCAGGCGACATAATCAACGGTATCAATTTTGCTGCTAATGGTAATAACCGTATCATTGGTCGAGCTACTCACATCTCAGGAGAAACGCTGATTGATAACGCTGTTATCAAGTCAGCCATGATTGACAAACTCAAAACGGCCAATTTTGAAGCTGGCTCAGTGACTACCAATATTTTGGGAGCTGAAGCAGTAACGGCTGAGAAGGTTAAATTTGATACTGCATTCATCCAAAGACTAGTTTCACAACAAGCATTCATCAATGAGTTGTTTGCGAAACAAGCGACGATTACCAAGATACAGTCTATTGATTTCACAGGAAATCACATCAAAGGTGGACGAATTTCCTCGCTAAACGGACAAACGACATTTGATTTGCAATCAGGATGGCTAGACATGAACCAACCTGGAATTGGTATCAGAAATAAATTTGCTGGAAGACCTTTACAATATCTTGTATTCGGTCAGGGTGCGATTCATGGCAAAGATGGTTCTTACACAGCTTTAATGTCAAATTCTAATAATAGAATGGCAATGGATGACGGTTCAGCTGGTATTCAGATTTGGAATACAAACGACAACACAACAGCATTAAACGTCTATAGCGATAGAATTGATTTTATGTATAACGCAACAGACCCACTTTCAATCGGTATTGACACGATAGCGAATACTATCGAGAATGTTTCAGATATTGGACTTAAAGGACGTTCTCTAGTAGAGTTGTTTCACTTAATAGATAAAAATTTTAAAGGTATTGAAGATCATTTTAAATATAATAATTTAGGAGCACCTGGTTATTACAGAACGAATATTTAGAAAGGCAAACATGAACACATCAGACAAAGTAATTCAAAATCTTGGTATTCAACTAGCAAACAAGATAATCGATGAGGCTTTTAGTCTTGCTGAACGTGACGAATCACAAGAACAATTTAAGCAAATTCACGAACAACTTGAAAAAATCAACAGAGTCTTGCAGTCAAACGAAGAGTTAAAAGCTCTATTTGACAAAGTGGCAGAAGAATTAGAAAAGGAATAATATATGACATTTAAAATCATTAACAAATACTTACAAGAAAACAACAGAACTTTCGTAGCTATTCGACAAGATGCACCGTACACAGCATTTGACCGTGTCTTGATTGGTAATCACATGAATGAGTCAGATGAAGATTTGATTAAAGCAGTCATTGCTCAAGTAACGACTGAATTTAATCCAGCAGACGGGGTCAAGAAACTTCAAGAAGATTTGCAAACTCAAGCACAAGAATATGAAGTTAAGCTCGCTGAGAAAGATGCAAAAATCGCAGAAGTTAAGGCAGTAGCAGATTGGGCAGTATTGGTTCGAGTAACTGATGTAGACAATCCGCTAGATCCAACAGTTTTCAAGCGTGGACTTGAATTGGTAGACCTTGGCCAAGTTGGAAAAACTTACAAACCACAAGAAATCTTCACACTTAATAATCCGAATCATATCGAGAAGTTCCAGGAAGGGCAACGTGTCATGGTTCAAGTGAACGAAGAATTCACTTATCAAGGTCAAACGCTTGAAGAACTAGCAAGTCTTGAACAAAACGGAAAGCTAGGTATTTGGAAATGGACTGAACCAAAACCAGAAAAATCATCTAGCGAGCTAGACACTCAACCTGTTCAATAAGAGGTGACGTATGCGAGATTTACTAATTCATGAGCTTATTGAACATCTAAAGAACCTTTCGTCTAGTCCATACATCCACATCTTTTTTTGGCTAATGATCCTGGATATCGTTACAGGGTATGTCAAGGCATTTAAGACTAAACGATTTGATAGTAAGATTGGGACCATGGGTTTGATTCGTCACTTCGTAGTATTCACAGTCATCTTACTTGTTGCGATGTATGCTCGTTCGTTGGGTGTTCGTCCGTTGGGAATTACTTGGACAATGTTCTTTATTGCCAACTATCTAGGCTCTGTGCTTGAGAATTGGGAAGCGATTGGTTGGGCATTCCCAGAATTCTTGAAACCTTACATCAACCAAATTAAGAAAGATAATGCTAGAAAACTTGGTCAATTACTAGTTAATGTTGATCAGAAAGATAAAATCGAAGTTGAAATAAAGGAGAAAGATAATGCAACAAATCAATGAAATCATCATCAATGCAGCAATTAGCATTTTTGTCATCCTGACTGGAATCGCAGTCAAATCAATCAAGGAATACCTGGTGAAAAAAGGCGGTGAGCAATCTGTCAAAATCGTCGAAATCTTGGCTAAGAATGCAGTCAATGCTGTGGAGCAGGTCGCATCCGAAACTGGCTTTAAAGGCGAGGAAAAGTTGGAGCAAGCACGAACTAAAATCCGTGCTGAGTTAAGTAAGTACAACATTAACATGGCTGATAAGGACTTAGAAACGTTTATTGAATCTGCAGTGAAGCAGATGAATGATGCGTGGGCCGAGAAATAAATCAAGAGAACCTTTTTAGGTTCTCTTTTTTAACATTTAAAGAAAGGAGCAAGACTTGAAGAAAACCATCGAAAAGAAACTTGAAATCACATCGAATAACAGAGATGTAGATAGACTCCACCAGGAATTTTTTAGTATGGACAAGAATATCGCTGGATTCAAATTCACTCTTGAGAATCTAACCGCTAACAAGGTCATTTGCTTATTTTACTTCAAGAAGTCTAAACGATATTCAACAGTTGATGCGACAATCGAAGATAATGCCTTCACTGTAAAATTTGACACTTCGTTGATAACAATGGATGAACCTGTCGTTGGATACATCTATTTTGAAGAGATTGAGAAATCGGCAGACGTGTATAGCTTCCAATTCAATGTTCGAGTTAGTGAGCTTGATAAGTCTAAAAATGCGCCTATCATCGAGCAGAAGACAGGTCGCATCGTAGATATCGAGAGCATCGTCACCAGGTCAGAATTAGAACAAATTCTCAAGACTGTTCACGTCGAAAGTGCTGCACAAGACAATTCAGAGATCATTAAACGTTTAGCAGCCTTAGAAGCTAAGCCTGAAATCGACACGAGTCAGTTCGCTACGAAGGAAGAGATACAGAATATTTCTCTTACTCAAGGACCTCAAGGTCCACCTGGTGAACGAGGGGAAACCGGTCTCCAAGGTCCTCAAGGACTTCAAGGCTTACAAGGTCCAACTGGACCTAAGGGTGCCGATGGTTTACAAGGCATCAAAGGCGAGCGAGGACTGGACGGGCAACCTGGACCAAAAGGAGACATCGGACCTATTGGACCTCGTGGAGAACCTGGACCAGTCGGTCCTACTGGACCTCAAGGACCTATTGGTTTAACTGGTCCAAAAGGTGAAAACGGTCGTGATGGTGTGGGAATTCCTCAAAAATTGAGTATTGAAGGGAATACTCTTATCTTATCGGACGGAGGTGGAAACGTCACTCTACCAACTTCGACTAGACCGAATAACCAGGCGAACCAGTACGAAATTCACGGTACTGGCTTTCCGAATGGGAAAGTCAGCGCACCAGTCGGAACTACTTACGTTGATACCAATGTTACAAATGGCGCTTTGAAATGGA